TTGAGGTCGAGCCCGGTCAGGTGGTTCGGCTGGATCCGGGCGAAGATGTCTCAACCCCGGCCACCCCGGATTCCGGTTCGACCTACGAGCCGTTTCAATACCGCACCCTGCTGCAGATATCGGCGGCGCTGGGCGTTCCCTACGGCTATCTGACCAACGACACGGCAAAGGGCAACTTCTCCAACACGCGAATTTCCCTGGTGGACTTCCGCAGGCGCATCTCGGCCTGGCAGCACGGGGTGCTGGTTTACCAGATGTGCCGCGCGGTCTGGATACGCTGGATGGATATGGCAGTGCTGTCCGGGGCACTGGAGTTGCCGGAGTATGATGCGAAACGGCGTCAGTATCAGGCCTGCATGTGGTTGCCCACCAAATGGGACTGGGTTGATCCGATGAAGGATGCCTCGGCTGAAATCCTTCAGATCGAGGCTGGGTTGAAATCCCGCACCCAAGCTTTGTCCGAGCGTGGCTATGACGCCGAGCAGGTTGAACGAGAGATCGCGGCAGAGCGCCAACGCGAACTGGCACTGGGGCTGGATTTCCGCAGACCCGGATCCCCGGCACAGGCACCGGGTCAGGGTGGCGCGCAGAATACCGACGCTGATGGGGAAACGGATAACGATGATCAGGAGACCAGCAAACGCCAGTCTGGCAGCGAGGAAGACGAATGAACACTTTATGCTTCGAGCAGTTCAACGCCGTGAAACTTTGCAGCCTTGCGATCAAACGTGACAAGTGGAAAGGCATCCACTCGGCGCATCGCCGCTGCGATCATCAGATCGGCAAAGCCAAATCCGCCATCCCGGTATTGGAACACCGCCGTGCCAACATCATCCGCCACCTCAATCTCCAGCTCGCTGGCGGACAGCAGGCCTTCGAGGGCAGATGCGACCTCAGCCCGGCTGCAGCCATAAGCCCGCTCCAGCACCCAGACCAATTCGACCATCACCTCGCGGCAAATGAACCCCGGATTGGTGACATTCAGACCGGCCATGAAATTGCTGGCTGCATTTGCCTGTGCCGCATCATCCTGCGTCAGAAACCGCACCAGCACATTGGTGTCGATTGCAATCATGCTTTGGAAACCGCGTCGTCAGCCGCACCAGCGGCGATGGCCGCGTCCATCTCGTCAAGGCTGACCGGCTTGCGACCAGACTTTGCCAGAATACCCGCAAGCTCGTTCACCGGCCGCGACTTCAACAGCCGTACTTCACCATCAAGGATCACGTACCGCACCTTGTCGCCGCTCGCGAGACCGAGTGCACGCCGCACGTCCCGCGGCAACGTGGTCTGACCTTTAACCGTCACTGTCGATTCCTGCATCACCCGACTCCTTACCTTTCATTATATTCCCTTACTATATCGGAAATCGCGTGGAGAAATCAAGGTTGCGCCTCCCCGACACCACTTCACAGCGAGACAGCCTCATGATGCACCACGCCCGGATCGCCCAGCGCGCGTTCAACACGCCCTTGATGGTGGAGCCCTCCAAAGCTCTGGCCTTTCTGTCCGGGCTGGGTCCCCGGATTGCTGGGCAAGACATCACCTTTCATGGTTCTGACCTGGTTGAGAGTGATGTCGTGCATGCTGCTCTGCCTGCCCGGGCCTCTCTGATCGGCGGTGGGCTCGCTGAACACCGGAATGATCACGACACCCAACCCTTCTCGCTGATCAATGATATCGCCGTGATCGAGATCGCCGGGACACTGGTGCATCGCGGTGCCTGGATCGGCCAGTCCTCGGGGCTCACATCCTATGAAGGGATTGCAGCCCAGATCGACGCCGCCGTCGCGGATACGACCGTGCGGGGCATTGTGCTGGAGATCGACAGCTTTGGCGGCGAGGTGGCCGGGGCCTTTGATCTGGCTGATCGCATCCGCGCGGCACGAGATCAAAAGCCTGTGCATGCTTTTGTGGCCGAGCATGCGCTGTCGGCTGGCTATGCGCTGGCCTCGCAAGCGGATCACATCACCCTGCCGCGCACCGGGGCGGTCGGCAGCATCGGCGTCGTGACCCTGCACACTGAGATGAGCGGCATGCTGGACCAGAAAGGCGTCAGCGTCACTCTGGTGCATGCAGGCATGCACAAGACCGACGCAAATCCTTATGAGCCGCTGCCCGAACCAGTGCAGGCGCGGATGCAGGCCGAACTGGAGGGCTTGCGGACACTGTTTGCCCAAACCGTGGCCACCGGTCGTGGCAATCGGCTGGATGTGCATGCCGCGCTGGATACCGAAGCCGCCGTATTGCGCGGCGCTGCAGCTGTTGCCGCCGGTCTGGCCGATGCGGTGTCGGATCCCCGCACCGCATTCCAAGCCTTCGCCGAGAGCATTCAAAACCAGCGCATAAGCCCAGCAAAGCGCCTGGATACGCGTATCACCTTGCCCAAAACCCGAAAGGAACCCCCCATGAACGCAACAACAGATCCAGCCGATGAAACGGATACCGAGGTATCCGCATCGAACACGGAAATGCCGCAAGCGGAAACAGAGGCGGTCTTGCCACCTGCTACAACGCCACCGAAACCACCTGAACCGGAGGCACCATCAGCCACCCCGGAAGCAGCGGTTCCGGCAACCATCCCGGCAATTTCCGCCGATGCCATCCGCGCCGAAGCGGCAGAAGTGGCGCAGGTCTGCGCACAGGCGGCCCGGCTCGGTGTGCAGATCGATGCCGCAGATGCGGTGAAACGTGGCCTCAAGCCCGAAGCCCTGCGCGCGCAGGTGCTCGAGGATCTGGCAGCGCGTGGTGATGCGGCCTCAATCGTGGCCACCACGCCTGCAGCAGCCACAACAACGGACAGCCCACTGGTTGCCGCCGCCAGGAAAGCGGCAAACGACGCCGCTCGCTGATCGGCGCACCAATCCACCACCCCATGTCTTCCCCCACTCACGGAGCCTGACCCATGACCGTCCTCACCCAACCGCCCAGCATGGGCGATGTCCTCAAATACGAGGTCAACCCGAACTATACCCGCGACGCCGTCACTTTGCTTGCGGGCATGACATATCCCGTCGGCTCCGTCCTCGGGCGCATCACCGTCAATGGCAAATTCTCACTCGCCAGTGACGGTGGCACGGATGGCGCAGAAACCGCTGCCGCCGTTTTGCTCTATCCGGTTGATGCCACGCTGGCGGATGCCATCGGCATCGTCGCGACCCGCGGCCCGGCAATCGTGTCACGCGCCGGGCTTGCCTATGACGCCACAGTTGATGATGCGGCCAAGATCACCGCCAAGATCACGGAACTGGCAGCGCTGGGCATCATTGCCCGCGATGCCGCCTGATCCTCCCCTCTCATTCCCCGGAGTCCCCCATGACCATCACCCGCAATCCCTTTGATACCGGCGGCTATTCCCTGGCCGAAATGACGCAGGCCATCAATATCCTGCCCAACCTCCACACCCGCCTGGCGCAGATCGGCCTGTTCCGCTTTGAAGGCGTGACCCAGCGCAGCATTGTCATTGAGCAGCACGAAGGTGTGCTGAGCCTGTTGCCTTCGGTTCCTCTGGGAGCACCCGCGACCGTCGGCACCCGTGAGGGCCGCTCGATGCGCTCCTTTGCCCTGCCGTGGATCCCGCATGATGATGTGATCCTGCCCGCCGACATTCAGGGCATTCCGGCGATCGGGGTCTCTGATGCCGCTGATCCCCTGCTGACGGTGATGAACCGCAAGCTGACCCTGATGCGGCGCAAACATGCTCAGACAAGGGAGTATATGGAGATGAATGCCCTGCGCGGCATCGTCAAGGACGGCGCTGGCACCACGCTCTACAATTACTTCACCGAATTTGGCCTGAGCCAAATCGCGGTCGACTTCGTGTTGGGCACCGCTGGCACCAATGTTCAGGGCAAAATCCGCACTGTTCTGCGCGCCATTGAGGACAATCTCCTGGGGGAAACCATGACCAATGCCTATGCGCTGGTCAGCTCGGAATTCTTCGACAAGCTGATCTCGCACTCCAAGACGGCGGACGCCTACAAGTTCTTCTCGGCCACCGGCGGTCAGCCACTGCGCGACGACATGCGGCGCAACTTCCCGTTCGCCGGGATCCTGTTTGAGGAATACAACGGCAGTGTCACATTGTCTGATGGCACCTCCGAGCGTCTGATCCCGGCAGGCGAAGGCATCGCCTTTCCGCTGGGTACGTTTGACACCTTCACTACTTATGGCGGGCCCGCCAACCTGCTGGAGGCAGCAAACACCGTCGGCCTGCCGCTCTACGCCCGCCAGCATCTCGATGAAAAGGGCCGCTGGATTGATCTGATGACCGAGGCTTCGGTTCTGCCGGTGAACAAACGTCCCCGCCTGGCAATCCGTTTGCACAGCTCGAACTGACGGGCGAGCCAGTGAACGTGTTTGCTACCGCCATGGAACGCATCTTTGCCAATGTCGATATGGCGGTGGCCGCAGTCTGGATTTCGGGCGGCACCTCGGAAGAACGCCCAATCAGGGTTATTCATCGTGCACCGGATCAGATCACCGAGTTTGGGGCCACACGCATTCTCAGTGACACCACTACCGTTGATGTGCGTGTCAGTGAACTGCCGGAACCGCGTCCTGGCGATCTGATCATTCTCGGTACCGACAGCTACGTCATCCAGGGCGAACCCGTTCGGGATACAGAGCGTCTGACCTGGACGCTGGACCTACGGCCATCATGAAACTGAAACTCGACATTGATACGGACATTGTCGCCCTGATGCAGGCGGAAATCCTTGCCGGTGAAAAGGCCGTCAGTGCGGCCATGCGCGAGGCAGGCACCGGTCTGAAATCCGACTGGCGCGATCAGATCACCGGTGCCGGTCTGGGGCGGCGGCTGGCGGGCAGTATCCGGTCGGAATTCTATCCAAAGCGAGAGCCGAGCCTGAATGCGGCCGCGCTTATCTGGTCAAAGGCCCCGAAGATCATCAATGCCCATGACACCGGGCCGCTGATCCGCTCGAAGGACCGCTTCTGGCTGGCAATTCCGACCGAGGCGGCTGGTAAGTCGAGGCGCGGTGGGCGGATCACACCGGGTGAGTGGGAACAACGCTCAGGTTTGCGGTTGCGCATTATCTATCGTCACAGCCAGCCCAGCCTGCTGGTGGCCGAAGCCCGCCTGAACACCCGTGGCAAGGCCGTGCGGTCGCGCTCGAAAACCGGGCGTGGCGTGGTGAGCGCGCCGATCTTCATTCTCGTCCCGCAGGTGAAATTGTCGAAAAGACTGGGCCTGGCACGCGATGCGGTGCGGGCAGCGGACAGTATTCCGGGGTTGATTGTGGCGAAGTGGGTGGAGAGCAAGGTTTGACGGTGTGAATCAAAAACCTGCTTCACGTTGGTGGCGAACGGCTAGAACGACGGCCTGCTCCCCGTCCAGGCGATAGAGGGCAACATACCCGCTGCCGCCGAACGTAATGAACCATTCCCGAAATGCCGGGTCCATATCCTGCACGGGTCTTCCCGCAGCAGGTTGCGTTTCCAGAATGTTCATTCCTTCCCGTATGGATTTCACCGCCCGGCGCGCAGCAACCGGGTTCTTGTCAACCAGAAACCTGTAGAGCCGGTCGATATCTCGCAGCGCTGCAGGCGACCAGATCAGTTGTGGCATTCGGGGATCTCAGCCTCTTCGGCCGCTTCCAGTTTTGCCAGCCATGCATCAGCTTCCTCATGCGTGATATGCAGGCCGGTTTCCTGATACTCACTCCAGGCCCGAAGCCCGGCCTGACGGAAATCCTCGCGCTTTTCCTCGCGTTCAACAAACTGAGCCACTGCTTCACGCAGCATCCAGTGCGTGGACCGGTCCCTGGCCTCGGCGAGCCTCTTGAGGCGATCGCGCGTATCCTGGTCCAGCTTCACGGCAACGGGGCGGATGGCATTCATCGGGATACTCCACATGGGTATTCATAGGTATTACTACGTGTATACCTGAACGTACTTAAGAAGTCACGAGTCAGAAAATGACCACCACCCGCGAAACCATCCTCGCCGCCTTGCACATCCTCCTGCAAACCCTGCCCGCGACAGCCCTGCGCGGCGAGGTCCTGCCCGAGCGCGTGCCCTCTGTCGGCCTTCTGATCCTGCGCGATGGCGATCCCGGAGAGCCCGAGGTGACGCTGTCGCCGCTGCGCTACCACTACCAGCACCGGGTTGAGATCGAGGCCGTGGTGCAGGGGACGGATCGTGACGCCACCTTTGACACGCTGATCGCCAGCATTGGCACGGTCCTTACCGCCGATCGCACCTTGGGCGGGTTCTGCGACTGGATCGAGGCCGAAGCCCCGCGCCCGGTCGATCTGCCCGTTGAGGGTGCCGCCGCGCTGAAGGCCGCCGCGATTCCGATAATCCTTCACTACACCACCGCCGACCCGCTCGGCTGAACCACCCACATTGAGGAGATAGAAATGGCACGAGCCCACCTTCACGGTGCACGCGGTCTATCTGCCGCGCCCCCGGATCGAGATATCCGGACCGCAGGGCGTACAGGCCACGTTTGACTGGCAGGCCGCGCGCGATCCTGTGCTGGGCCGGATGTGCACTGCCACCCTTGTCAACGATATCGAGACCTATTGATCATGCTGAAACTCAATCTCACCAATGCCCCCACATGGCTGACCCTTGCCCCCGGCGTTCGGTTGCTTCTGTCACCCCTGACAACCGCGCTGATGGTTTCGGCTCGCGCCGATCCTGCGGTTGAAGACCTGCCCAAGGTCGCCAGCACTGAAGAACTGGCGTTGGCCATGGCAAAATCCGTGGCACGCCGGGCCGTGCTGGACTGGGAAGGCGTTGCGGATGCGGACGGCAATGTCGTTCCTATCAGCCCTGAAGGCATTGATGCACTTCTGGAGATTTGGCCAATCTTCGAAGCGTTCCAGACAGATTACATCAGCAAAGGCTTATTGCTGGGCGCGGAAAAAAACGTCTCTGCGCCCTTGCCGAATGGGAGTTCGGCGGGGGCGCAAACTACTGCAACGCGTGCCAGGGCATCTGCGAAGACTGCCCGGCAAAGCAAAACCGACCTCTGACCTTTGAGGGCTGGCAAGTCTGGGATCTTGTTGGCCGCCTCGGTGGTCAGCTGCGTGTCACACCCGGTGCGGTGCTGGGCTGGGACCTGGGTGCCGCACTGATGCTGGCAGACGCGCTGGGCGTGAACAGGTTGGCCGCTGCCGAACTGTTGCCCGGGATTGAAGCGGTGATGATGCGCAAAGCCAACGAGCAAATTGAGAGTGTAAAGAATGGCTGAGAAAAGGGTGTCGGTCCGCCTGGCAGCGACCGGCGGGAGACAGGTGCGCGCCGAACTTGAGGGCATTGGCGAAGCCGGTGCCAAAGGTATGGGGCGTCTGTCGCGCGAGATGGACGCGGCCAATGCGCGGATGGCTGGATTTGCGCGTAAGGCTAAAGTGATGGCAGCGGCAGCCACGGCTGCGGCGGTCATCACCATGGACCAGGTGCCCACCCGGGCCACGACGCAACGGCAGGATTGCCTCTGGCCCTGCCTCGCCCATCAACCCGATGCCTTTTGAAAACGGAAACACCGTAGGCTGGTTGATGACACCGCCGCGCGCGAAGGCGGTGACCGCCAGCTGGTTTGACACACCGCGCCAGATCAGGCCAAGACGGGAGGTCGCATCATTGGTCCGCTCGATCTGGTCGGCAGGCCCAGTTGATCCAGTGCCTTTGCCGCCGGTCCAGTCCCGGCAGCGGCCTGGCTCAGCCGCCGGGTCAGATCCTTGGTGGCCTGTTCCACTCCGGAGATCGACACACCGGCCAGATCGCCTGCACGCTCCAGCACCTGGATGGATGCCACCGTGGTGCCGAGCGATTGCGCCAGCTTGGCCTGTGCATCCACTGTTTGCAGGCCGGAGCGGATCATCGCGACACCTGCGGCGATCCAGGGCCCCGGTGCGCCAACTGGTCTTTCGATCGGTCAGGCCCTGACCCTCGATCTGTTAACCGATGGAACATCCCTGACCGTCACGGTGCGCTCAATCGCCAATGACGGCGAAGGCGGTCTGACCACTTTGCTGGTCGCTCTCCTCGAAGATCTTCATGTTGCGATCGCGCGCGTTCAGCACTTCGATCCGCGCGATCGGCACCAGCGTGACGCTCTCGGGCATGTCGGCCA